AACATCTGTAAGAACCACTTGATAAATTTTCATGATCTGCTATAAATAAAACATCATAGGGGTGTAGCTCAGTGGCAGAGCAGCAGTCTCCAAAACCGCGTGTCGGGGGTTCGATTCCCTCCTCCCCTGCCATCCACAAGGCGGTACCATGGTTATACTGGTGTTGGCATTCAGTTGGATTATCATTGTTGGAACCTTGGCCTTCCCATCAAAGGGAAAAGCTTTGGATAATGATAAATCATTTGGCGACATTCTTCAGGGTCTTGGTGTTTTTCATGAAAAATATTATTAAGATATAATCATATTGATCATAAATATTCCAATGGAGAATATTATGATCAATATGATTATTGCTATGGTATTGAGTTTACAGGCATCAGATAGTGTTATCACTCTGGATGATGCTCCTGATAGAAACTGGATACACACGTGTACTGTCCCCGGTACGCAACTGGGTATTATACTTGCGAGTGATTATGAAATAGAACAAATAGATACAGGTTTGCGTATCATTGGGGTTGTGTTTACAGACAATTCATCACGGGATGAAATCGTTTTGTATGGTGATGATTGGCACTGTGTATCAATCAGGATCAGACGGGATGATAGTTTTTCGTTTCCTGATGAATAGAATTGACGGATGTTGATTTTACTAGTATAAATATATGCATGGAAATTTATTACCCTGAACTATCGCATCCAGTTCGTCTCGTGCACTTTGGGGAGATGATCTCAAAGCACTGATGACTCCTGAATTGGAAGCATTGATTGCTTGTTGAGATTGAAAAAGAATTCCCAACAGAAGAAAATAATTATGTGTTTCAGCCACGTTGGGAACTTTCTATAATTTCTTTTACCCGGCGGATTGTCTAAATTATTTGAAGCTCGAATTTATTATCCACCATATTCTACATTTGGTCATGATTATGATAGTGGTTTCAATAAGGATGACCCGGTTTAAGCATTTCGGGATGCCTTGGCGGATGCTCGTCGCCGTAAAGAAAATGATGGGGTTCAAACCACTCCTGCTGTGGAACGTGCACTCGAAATAGACAGACAACGCCGACTCAAGAAAAAAGAAAATAAAACTGGTTGACATCTTGATATAAGTATTATATACATATTTTAAATGGGTCGGTAGTGCTAATTGGGAAAACGTTTGCCTTGCAAGCCGAAATTCCGGGTTCGAGTCCCGGTCGATCCACCATCCTTCAAAAGGAACATCAGAATGTACGATTGTGAACAAGGCTTTATTGATCAGTTCGACCGGTTTTACACGAGGGAAGAAGCATTACAAATAATGCTGGAAACAAACCAATCGTTTTCCGACCTTTACCCAACTGGTGGCAAGCATACGTTATACAGTGAAGACCTTTATTGATCTTTCTCATACTGTTTCAAAGTAGTGTACTCACTTATCATATTTTCTTCCCACCATCCTTCATACGGTTTTTGATTTTGTGATCAGCTCTGTGTTGGTTATAAACCAGTTTTTCAATCAGAGCACCACCAACATCAAGATTGAAGCCACCAGCATAGTCGAAAATACGAATCAGTGTATCGGCCAATTCAACTTCTTCTGCTTTGCGGTGTGGAAGTTTATCATCCATTATGTCTTTGCGTACACCTTCCAACGCTTCTGAAATTTCAGAATGTATAAGAGCGATCATTTCGCCCTTGTTGCGTTCTAGGGGTTCACCTGTTTCAAGATTTGTCCACCAGCCTGATGCTGTAGACAGGCTGTAACAAAGATCACCCATATGATTCAATTGGGTGGCAATATCCGGATCAATAGTTAAATCCGATAGTGGTGCTTTTTGTGATATGCTCATGGAAATTCTCCTTTGAGCATATCATATGACATTGGTTACGGTCATGTATGATTATTCAGTCATGGTGTCAGTTTCACGTATCCGCATCCTTGAGCATCTATATGACGGGTTTGAATCAATTATCTGGTGTGTAACAACGCCATTATAGAGCCATTGTATTCCTGCTATAGGATGGTGTTGATTGTCTTCGGTCATGATTGAAATATCATCCCTGTTACGATGGGAAGCAGTTGGTTCGGACTGAACAAGTAGTTGTGAATCATCTGTTATCCACCGATTAGCAGCGCCAGTCCTGCATTCTATCATATTTGTATATACCATTGGACTTCTAGTATAATTGTAAACTAGGCGAGTTATATTAAACATTGTTACAATAGAACAAAATGTTACTACTACCAAAGACCATCCGCCAAAGGTCGTCAAATGTCCTCTATTGTTTACAAACATAAAAATTCCTCCATGAGGAAGTATATACCATTGCATGAGAAGAAAGTAAAGAGAAAAATGGTAGCCGGTGAGGGGCTCGAACCCCCGACCCTCTCGGTGTAAACGAGATGCTCTCCCAGCTGAGCTAACCGGCTATTTGGTAGATGCGACTGGGATTGAATCCGTGACCCTCACCACGAAAAGGTGATCCTCTCCCTCTGATCTACGCATCCATATGATTATATTTACACTAAAACCAAGAGTATGTCAACCGGTTGCGTGAATATTGGCACAAATTGAAATTGACATGGTAAATAATTGAAATATGATACCAACATGATCACCAAACATGATATAATACGTTCTTTCTACAATAAAGGTAAAATCGTTCCCAAACGATGCACCCCGAATTATATCAAACAAAATGGCCTGACCACTATGGTTGACCATATTTCAATACTGACATCTTTCCTCAATAATGATCCCAATGTTACACTTGGTCGCCGTATACGATGTATAAAACAGGATATTACTTCTTATCCAGAATGCAAAAATCCTTCATGTTCAAATAAAGTACACCTTCGGCCCGGTGGAAACCTGTTTAATGATTTCTGTTCTACCAAATGTGCATCAAGTGATGAAGAAACCAGAATCAAAGTGGCTTCTACCAATCTTGACCGCTATGGACATATTTGTTCCGTACATAATCCAGAAATAAATGAAAAAGTCAGAAACACCATGTTTGACCGCTATGGTGTTGAACATGCTGCACAAAATGAAAATATCCTGAAAAAGATACGTGAAACCACCATTGGTCGTTATGGTGTTGATAACGTTGCACAATCTGATGAAGTAAAAGAAAAAACACGTCAAACCAATCTTGAACGCTATGGTGTCGAGAGTGTAGTACAATCTGATGAAGTGAAGAACAAAATTCGCAACACTGTCAAACATCGTTATGGCGTTGATCACATATTTGAATCAAATGAAATCAAGGAGAAGATCAAGCAATCTCATCTGGATCGTTACGGTGTTGAAAACGCTGCACAATCCTATGAAGTGAAGAACAAAATGCGTCAAACCATGTTAGACCGCTATGGTGTTGAAAATATTTTCCAATCAGAAGAATTCAAACAAAATCGTCCTGTTCCAAAATGGAAGGAAGATCATGAAAAGATAATACATATGATCAAAACGGAAGGAATGAGTTCGAAGGACTTGATGGAGCATCTTGGTCTTAAAACATTGTCTCCGATTTATAATTACATCCTTAAAGAGTTGGGATTGACTACGGGTGATTTGACCAATGAATATACTACATCAACAATGGAAAGAGATATCATTGAATATATTCAATCAATATATGATGGTGAAATTGTCTGTCGGTACCGGTTGCCGGGACGATATGAAATTGATGTTTATTTGCCTGAATTGCAAATTGGTTTTGAAATCAATGGAGCATATTGGCATTCACATAAACTGAAAAAAGATGATTACCATGTGATGAAAACAAAATTATGTGAAGACATGGGTATTCATTTATTTCACATTTATGAATATGAATGGAATGACAAAAAGGAAAAGGTTCTTCAATTAATTGATAATGTATTGGTGAGTACGGGCACCATTGGTGCACGTCAAACTGTATTCGGTGTGATTGACGCTAGTGATGCAATGGTGTTTTATGATAAACATCATTTTGATGGGAAACGGGGTGCAGCACACCATTGTGGTCTTTTTTTCAATGGTATACTGGTCATGTGTGCTTCTTTTTCTGAACATAAGGAAGGCATGGAATTGATCCGGTTAGCGTCATCACATCGGGTCATTGGTGGGCTGTCTAAGATCATAAAACATATGGGATATGATACTGTTGTATCATTTGCGAACCTGTCACGCACATATCGGCATAATAATATTTATCTGAAAAATGGGTTTGAAGAAATCAAAACCACGCCGCCTAATTACGTATATTTCAAATTATGGAAAACACTGTCTCGATATCAATGCATGAGGCACCGTCTTCCTTCTCTATTGGGAGATCAGTTTAATCCAGATTTGTCTGAAAAAGAAAACATGATCAATAATGGCTGGCTAATGATTCATGATTCTGGACAATTGTTTTACAAATGGGAACGTAAGTAAGCACACACGCCTTTGCAGATTGCCCTAAATAAAGGTATAATCTTTATAAGGGAAAGATCATGAGCGTTAATTCATTACAAAATTTTGGTGTACCGGGAATGAACGGGGAACGGTCTCCATTGTTACAACCAGTCTTGTCAAACCGGTTCCGCGTACTGTTTTATAATTTTGGCGATCCGGGCGATACAGCACCTTACGATCTGACGAGGGCCATCAAATCTGTTACACGTCCTACTGCTTCAATGGAAGCTGCGACCCTTTACTCTTATAATTCAATCACATATGTTCAGACTCGACCAGAATGGAACGATCTTACTATACGTTTTTATGAAGATATTGATAACAGTGTTCTTGATCGTATTCGTAAACAACGATCAAAACAGTTCAACTTTTTCGATCAAACTGCCAGTCGTGCGGGCCAAAATTATAAGTTCGAGATGGATATTGATGTTCTAGCTGGGGGTGCAAGTGCTGGTCAATCTGCACAAGACCCGAATATAATTCAGAAGTGGTGTATAGTTGGATGTCAAATTACAGGCGAAGAAGTTGGCGATCTACAGTATGAAAACTCTGAACCAACAGAACTTTCATTAACGCTTCGCTTTGATAATTGCACAGTGTTCGATGAAAACGGTAACATGCTTGGTGACTATGATCATGCACCACAAATTGAAGGTATGTTTGGAAATAGTTCTACTGGTATTGGCGGCAATGGAAACGTCTAAATACCATTAGAGGTATGAAACGTGTCCACTAATAAACATTTACACGACAATTATGCATATGAGTTGAGAGGGTATGATGGCAGTACAAATGCCAGACCGTCTCAACCTCGTCCAAATTTTACCTTTTTTGTTGAATTCGGTTTCAATGAGAATATTGATGATGCAGACCTTCTTCAAAAGAAGTTCAATTCTGGAAATTCAATATTCGTAAAATCATTCACGAAACCGGGGTTCGGTTTCAATATAGAAACACTTCGTTCGTACAATACTCAATATAATTTGAAAACAAAACGGGAATACGTTGATATTCAACTTGTGCTTTATGATGATACAAGGTCAACTGCCCGGAATTTATTAAACAGGTACAATGAACATTACCACAAAGCGGCATCACAATACACATCCGGTGATT